GTCGACATAGGCCACAGGTCACTCTCCTTACTGGAACTGCAAGTTGATGTTCTCTGACAAGTCGCCAGAGAACCCGATAATGCGATTGCTGTATGAAGGCGCGGTAAGCCACGGATCGTTATGGACAAAAATCTTTGCCGTTCCGCCCAGAAGCAAATCCGAAACCTTGTGCGTGCCCGAAGCGACAACAGAGAACTTCCACTGCCGAGTAGGAGTCTTGAAAGTGTTCAGCTCGCCAAGAGCAAACCTCGACAGCGCATCCTCACTCGACTCATCGGGCAGTGTTGTTAGCCGATCAGTGAACGGGTATGTGGGGGTGAAGTTACGCACCGAACGCGCCAACTTATCCACCCCAGAACCCTCACCGATCGCATAACAAGCAGTCGCAACCTTCACCGCATCCGTCTTGACCGACAGCCCAGTAATGTCCGACTTCTCAACACCCGAATGCCACTCGAACGAACCCGAAGCGAGCGAACCAGTACGCATCTGCCAATCAAGTTTGTTATCGACCCAGCGTGGCCGGAAGTCAATATCTGTACCGCCGTCCTCCTTCATGAGGTTCTGCAGCACATCGCGCAACCACTGAAAGTGGTACCCGTAGTACGGTCGCGAAATGCTGCCAGAAACATCAGCAGGCAACGTGATTGGCAGTTCAATGTTCATCCCCGGAAGGCCCTGCATGGCAAGCTCGACGAACTTCTTCGCAACAGTCCCCGAGGACTTCGAAACAAACACCTGATCGATTACCTTCGCAATGGGCTCGCGGTGATCGATCGCTAGCCGCTTATATAGAATGCTCCAAACATCGGAGTGCTCCACCGTCAGCATTGCGGATGGCTGATCGTAATCCGCGGTATCGATGCCGCCCGCATATACGACAACGCCATCCCAATCCAGAACCAGCGTTCGCGACCGCTCACGCAGCAGCGCCTGCATATTCAATTGGCTAAAGATCGAGGCCTTTAACGGGAACACAGCCGAACCCGAGCCACCAGAATTCAGTACCCGCGACCACGAAAAAGAATCAGGAAGAGGCAACCTCTGACGATCATCACCAGTAACCGTGTCAACACTCCACACAGACCACGCCATCAGATATACGTATCCTTCACAGCCGTAGACAACGTCACACCAGAACCCGTCAGCGTGTGCGTCACAGTCCCACCAGGCGGAACAGACCACACATCAGCAGAAGTCACAGAACCCACAACAACCACCCCATCCACCGACAGAAACCCTGTCGCCATATCGATCGTGTGCGGATGACCCGACGTGACAGCCTTCGTCACCGTGAACGTGCGCCCACCCGGACCATTGATCGTGTAACCCGAGCCAACACCCGTCACCGTGTGCACGGGGGCTGCAGCGAAATTGCCGTAATGGTACGAAGCAACACCGGCAGCGAACGCTCGAGTGTCGCCAAACTTGCGAGGATCAGCAGCCCAAACCTGCAACTGGTAACGGGCAACATCACCAGCGGCAATCGTCTTGAACTTCGACCCCACACGCTGCACATCAGCCCATGAGGTGATCCCCTGATCCTTAATAACCATCCGATGAAACAAACCGTCCGACATCAGCCCGGACAGTTGATTTTTCTTGTGCCCCAATTCCGGATCAGAGTCAGCAAAACAAAACCCCGAAATTGAGATACGGCGCGAACCAGAAAAAGCAGGGAGCTCGAAAGAGCCATGCGCTTGCGGACGCTCAATATCTGTTGTGCGGTAGTCGGGGCTGTCGTCCCACCCATCAATATCCTCAATGGTGAACCCGTCAACCACATTGCTCGCGTCCGCGAACCATGAACCAATTCGCACAGACCCCATTAGGCCCTCCTCATAGCAAACTTCAACTGATCAGCCGCAATGCGACCCACCGTTTCTTCAGACATTCCGGGCTGTGCATAAATGGGCATGTAGATCTGTGCACCAGCGGCCGCCGGCGCAGAATCAAACCCGCCGGTGCGGCCACCATCCCCAAACGTTTGAGCGCCCGCGGGTACCAGCTGGTACCCGAACTCACTTGCGGCCTCTGAAAGGATTTGTGTGGAGCGCTGACGTTTGGACGCTGCTGCGGGGATGTACCACTCGCCGCCAGTTTCTGGTTCAGCCCACACCCGTGTAGTGCCTGCGCGTGCGAACTGGGCGATGTGGTTTTCTCGGCCACCGTTGGCGTAGAAGTTGACCTTCCCGCCGTCGGCTTGCGTGATTCCACCGCTGCCTGGGCCTGAAGAGATGTGCAGTGTGGAGGTTGCCCCAATACCATTGATCAGGTTTTGGATGCGCCGCAGCCTTGCCTCCGCAATATCGGTCTCAGCCCTCATTTTCCACTCAGACTCGGGCGGAATTTGGAGGATGTTATCCGCCAAATCCTCCGCCGCTTGACCGGTGATGCCCAAATCAGCAATTTTGATCAGCAAGGCTGCGCGGGACGATTCGAGGGATGCCTGATACTGCTGCCAGCTCCCACCAGAATCAGCAATATTTTGCCCAGAATCCAAAGCAGCTTTAGCAATATCGTCTAAGGCTGCCTGATTGTTGCGCCCCTTCTCAGTGGTGATATCGAGAGTGGTTCCGTTCTCTTTCAGGCTGGCATCGAAGTCGTCATATGCGGCTTCGAGTTGCCGGGCGGCTTCGCGAGCGTCAAGGTTCTTGCCGTTGAGTTTGTCCAGTTCGTCGGCCAGCTCACCGATCGCGGTCGTAGCAACATCAACCTCTACAGCCAAACCACCGTAGGCATCAGCCGCATCCTCAGTGTTATCGGTGCCCGTCTTGTCTACAGATTCTTTCTGCTTCGCAACACGGATCGCTTCCTCAATAGATGAAGTCTCACCGGCAACAGCACCACCCACCAGATCAGCCGCTGCCGCAACCTCCGCCATAGTGAGGCCAGTTCTTGCCATGATCTCCGCCATTTCAGCGGTCGCCGTCCCGCCACGCGCCATCGAATCCTGTGTTCCGATGTCGAGTTCCTTTTGCAACGCTTCCAAAGCTGCTACGTCACCCGTAGCCGCATCGGTTATCAGGTCAAGACCAATCCCTAGTTTCTCCGCCGCATCGTATGCAGAATCACCCTCAACACCAAAGATGCTTCCCTTCGTGGCAAGGTTCAGTTTGACCATTTCACGGGTAGCGCCAGTGATCTTCCCCGTGGTCACATCAATGGTGTCACCGTACGCTTTTGTTTTCGCCGCAGCGTCAGCGTTAGCCCCCGCGACCGCACTCAGGATGAGAACCAGTGCCGTAATAGCAACACCCACGATGCCACCCACAGCGGCGGTGCGGCTCATGGTCGTATTTAGGAGAGTTAGTGCTGCCTTGAATTCCGCAATTTTGGGCACAGCCAACAACATGACCCCGCCGAGCAACAGGACAGCACCCGCAGCAAAACCCATTACCGAAGTAACACCCTGCACAGGTTCCGGCAGATCCCCCAGGAACCCAGCAAAAGCAGATACTGCATCAGACGCGCCAGAAATTACAGGCAGGAACACATCACCAAACGCGATCGCGGCATCAACCACATTATTCTTCATGATCTCAAGCTTTGATGCAGTCGTGGCATACCGTTTCGAGGCTTCAATCGCGAGTGCCGTGTTATCGGCTACCGCATCATTACCCGTCTGCATTGCATTCGTGAATTCATTACTGGCAGCCGCGGAACGCAAGAGTGCGTCACGCATCCGGACCTCAGTGATGCCCAAATCTTCCAACACACCCAGAGTGGATTCGCCCTGAGCTTCAGCATTGGATAGACCCTTCACGAACAGCGCAAGAGCAGCCCCCGGATCGGTCTTCCACTTCTTCGCAAACTCGTCAGCAGAAACGCCCGAAATTTTGGCGAACTTCTCAACCCGCTCCCCACCCTTATCCACGGATGAAGCAATGTCGATCATGACCTTCGAAACAGCAGAACCGCCAGCCTCAGCCTCAATACCAACACTCGAAAGTGCCGTAGCGAGACCCAAAACTTCACCCTCAGACAAACCGATCTGACGACCAGCACCCGACAGGCGTTGCGACATCTGAACAATCTCAGCCTCAGTAGTCGCATAGTTGTTACCGAG